TAGCATGAGCAGGACTGCCTCAAGGTTTGCGATCTGGGTTGGTGTCATGGTAATGAGTGGTTCCCCGCCGCCGCTCGCCGTTACCTAACGACAAGTCACCGGCTGGCGGGGCGGGAAAGGTTAGGCGTTCACAAGCTCAGGCGTCAGCTCATACCAGAGATTGCCGTGAATGCTGATCGTCACGCGCTCGCCGTGCTTGGAAGCCTTGGCGAACGGAAGCCGGTCATAGTGACCTCGTACCCATTCAAGGGCGCAAGACTCGCCTGAAAATCCGTTGTCGAGCGAGTAAGCTTTAGCGGTGTAGCCAGCCAAAAGGATCTCGCGGATGGCTTTAGAGTTGCGGCGGATAGTGGTCATGGTGTCGTTTGGTTGGTGTCGGTTGACAGCCGCACAATCCCCCCGACCGGCTCGCTTGACGAGAAAAAGCGTCAAAAATAGTTGTGTCATACAGCGGGAAAAACTTGACGGGCTAGCGAGGCTTACAGCTCGTAAAGGCGGCACGGCTGGCAAGTTTTTTCGTCAGGTTTATTTTTGCGGGATGCGCCTTTTTTGTTGAGGCGGGACCGGCAGCGGGGTAGCGAGTCCGGCGCATGACAAATACCACTTACGACGACTTCGTTAAAACCAAGGGCCGCAAGGCAAAGTCTCAAGGCTTTGACCCGCTGCCAATCACCGCGCCTCTTTTCGACTGGCAGGCTCACGTCGTCAAGTGGGCGGTCAAGCAAGGACGCGCTGCCTTATTCGAGGATTGCGGGCTTGGGAAAACCCTCCAGCAGCTCGAGTGGGCGCATCAGGTAGCGATGCACACGGGCGGCATGGTGTTGATCCTCACTCCGCTCGCCGTCGCTCATCAGACGATGAAGGAAGCGACGAAGTTTGGAATTGCCGCCAAGGTGGTCAAAGACCAGGACGAATGCGCAGGCAGCGGAATCTTCGTCACCAATTACGAAAAGCTGGAACACTTCGACGCTTCGCAATTTGTCGGAGTCGTGCTTGATGAAAGCTCAATCCTCAAGAACTTCACCGGAAAGACCCGAAAGCTCCTGACTGATACTTTCGCCCATCATCCCTACCGGCTCTGTTGCACTGCTACGCCAGCGCCCAATGACTTCATGGAGTTTGGCCAGCACGCCGAGTTCCTTGGGGTGATGCCGTCGAATGAGATGCTTTCCCGCTGGTTCATCAACGACACGATGAACTTTGGCAGCTACCGACTCAAGGGCCACGCGGAGGCTGACTTTTGGGAATGGGTTTCGGGTTGGGCCGCTTGCGTTTCCAACCCTGAAGATATCGGCTTTGACGGATCGGCTTACGTCCTTCCTCAACTCACCATGACTCCGGTTTTCGTTGAAATTGACGAAACGGAAGGCGCTGACGACGGCGAGCTTTTCCGCAACCCGGAACTGAACGCTACGACGATTCACAGGGAGATGCGGATTTCCTGCCCGGCTCGATGCAAGGAAGCCGCGCGCATTGTGGCATGCACTGACGGGCCGGTTATTGTTTGGTGCAACACGAATTACGAAGCGGACGAGCTGCAAAGGTTGATCCCGGAAGCCATTGAGGTTCGGGGTAGTGACACCTCGGCGCAAAAGGAGTCCAAGCTGGAATCGTTCACGACCGGCTTGTCACGGGTCATCATCACCAAGCCAGGGATCGCAGGCCACGGCCTGAACTGGCAGCATTGCAGCACGGTGGTTTTCGTCGGGTTGACCTACTCATTCGAGGAGTTCTACCAGGCGCTTCGCCGGTCCTACCGATTCGGTCAAAAGCTCCCGGTTACGGCATGGGTGATCCAAGGTCCGAATGAGCAAAGCATTCTTTCCGTGGTCAACACGAAGATTGACGCTCACCGGAAAATGCAGGTCGCGATGAAACAAGCTGCAAAATACCTGAGAAACGAAGACGACAAACAACTGACAATGAAAACTGACATTACTACAAAAACGGGCGACGGGTGGACGGTGGCCAATGCTGATTGCGTCCGCTACGCGCGGTCGCTAGCCGACAACTCGATTGACTTTTCAATCTACTCGCCGCCGTTCGCCTCGCTCTACATCTACAGCGCCGATGCGCAGGACATGGGGAATTGTTCCAATGACGCGGAGTTTATGGAGCATTACAAGTTCCTGATCGCTGAAAAGATGAGAATCACAAAACCCGGTTGCCTTTCCGCTGTGCATTGCAAGAACCTCGTGAACTACACGAACCGGGACGGCAAGGCGGGGATGCGAGACTTTCGGGGTGAAATCATCCGCGCCCACGTTGAGCTTGGATGGGCTTACCATGCCGAGGTTACAATCTGGAAAGACCCCGTGATTGAGATGCAGCGGACAAAAGCGCAAGGCTTGCTTTACAAGCAGCTTCGCGGCAACTCGAAATACACGCGCACCGGCATGGCGGAGTATCTGATGATCTTCCGCAAGTGGGGTGATCCCGAGGAAATGAAGGAGAACCCGGTGACGCATTCCCGCGAGGATTTCCCGTTGGATCAGTGGCAGCAGTGGGCTTCTCCCGTTTGGATGGACATTCGGCAAACTAACGTCCTTAACGTGAGGGCCGCTCGATGCCCCTCCGACGAAAAACACCTTTGCCCTCTCCAGCTCGATGTCATCGAACGAGCCGTGACGCTGTGGTCAAATCCTGGCGATTTGGTTTATTCGCCGTTTACCGGCATCGGAAGCGAAGGCGTGATGTCGCTTGAGCTTGGCCGTAAGTTCACCGGCAGTGAGCTAAAAGAATCGTATTTCAACCAAGCTTCGCAAAACCTCGCAAACGCCAAGTCGCAGTTGACGCTGCTCTGATTTCCCCATGCCGACCTGAGCATGTCGAGAAACTGCTCGCTTACCCATCAAACAAAATGAACCGCACAAAACAAATCAAACACTGGCAAGGCATCATCGAAACCCTGACAGCCTCATACAATCGCTTAGACGATGCCTGCAACGCAGCGATCAAGGCCGGGTGCATGGACACCGAGGGCGAGCTGCACGAATCCATCTGGGGCGCATTTGAAGACGCCGTGCAAATCATCGACCCGGACGGCTGGCTTGACTGGTGGCTGTGGGACAACGGTCGCGGCGGGCACGGAATGCTGGCCGGCGCGAACGGCAAGAAGGCGAAGCCGGTCAAGACGGCAGTTCAAATGGCGCGAGTGATCGTCGATTTTAAGCACGAGCCATGAGTCACCTATCCCGATCCCTAGCCGTGATCCTGGCCGGCCATCCACGGCTCGCTAATCTGATATTCAGAATCCTGAGCCACATCGAACGCAAAAAACCATGAACGATCAACCAACCGGCATCGAAGCCCAGGTCTGCGCGGACATCGCGGCACGGCAGCGGATCGGCATTGCCAAGTATGGAATGACGCTCGCGCAAAACGATCTAGAATTGCGGGCGAGACTGCAACACGCCTACGAAGAATGCCTAGATCAGGCCTGTTATTTGAAATGGGCGATGGAAAAACTGCCTACTGCTTCCAATGATTGCGCAGAAACTTGATTCTTTTCTTGCGGAAATCATCCGGCGGGGTAGGTTTGCGCCGTCAACCAACACCGACCATGACCAACACCGAATACCTCAAAAAAATGGATCAACTCGCCACCGAATTCCCGATGGCTGACATGATGGCCACCTCAATTCGCCGCAAGGTGGAGGATGGGACGATTTCCAAGGGCGAGCTTACAATGGCTCGCCACGCAATGCCTCATTCACTGGTCCGTCAAAACCGCCCGCTGTTTATTGAAGGCAGCAGGGCATTTGATGCCGCATGGAGCGAATGGACCGCCTAACCCACCCAGCCCGCCGCTAACCTCGGCGGGCTTCTTTCCCATGAAACTCCTACTTCTCACCGCCGCCCTCTACTCCGCCCTTGTCGCGATCAACCACCTCAACCCTGGTCCCGGTGAAGCTGATGTTCGCGGACCAGCAACCAGCGTCGAGCCATGAACGCCAACCCCATCACCGACGCGCTCCACGCCAACGTAACCAACGCAAAGTCCAAAGCGGGCCGCAAGCTCGCGGAGGAGGAGCTGGCGCGGTGGCTGGCCAAGAAGGAGCGCAAGTCGCACACGCCATCGCCGTTCTCGAGGTTTGTGGCGAGCCTCGAGACTCAAGCGGTCAGGTAGTCGCAAAGCTTTCGTGAAGCTTTTTAGATGCATGATCGCGGGCAGCGACGGCATCTCCAAAGCTTTTGAAACGCCCGAGGAAAACGGTTTTCTTGCAATGCCCAATTTGCGCCATCCATCGCTTGGTTCTCTTGCACCATGTGACGCCCTTTTTTCCTGAGGCATTGTTAGCCGGGATGCCCTTGTTGCGGGCGTTTTCTGATCGCGTGGCGATGCGCAGGTTTTCGGCCTTGTTGTTCAGCGGGTTCCTGTCGATGTGGTCAACTTCCTTGAAACCCGGATCAAGCCCGTTCACCAAAGCAAAAACTACTCGATGCGCCGGGTAGGTCCGCTGGTTGATTTTTACGCCATAAAACTCCACGCCGTCTCCAGTCCGCCGAATGCTTCCGGCAGGTTTTCCGGTTGACCTGCTCCTGAAAATCAAATGACCCCTAGATGTTTGGAAGTGCGACCTTGGGCGGTCTTTCCAAATCAATCCCGTGGGACTTGATTCACTGTATTGTAAGGCTTCGTTTAAATAATGCACCTCTGGCAGTTTGCTTGCTTTCACGCCGATCTTTTAGCGCAAACTAAACCACGCGTCAATTGGTGATTATGTCGTTGTTTGGTAATGCATGGCGTCGCGACCAATTAGCCAGCCAAGTCCAACCCATCCCTCCCGCGCAAAAGCCTCCATCACCTCCAGCGGCATGTCGGCAGAAACCGGCCACGACTGCGACATCCGGTTGGTATCCGGCGCAAGATCGATTGCCGCCCCGCGAGCGTGGAGACTCGGCAGTGATCCGCCGCGCATTGGGCGATTGTTGTAAACGCCAGCGTATTGCGCCACGATGTCGGGGTGAGACTTGGCCAACGACTCCAGAACGCGCTTGAGACTGTCCGCTACCTTGTCGTGGCATCGGATCGACTTGACCGGCTTCCCGTCGTAGCGCAGGCCCAGTCCCTCGACGTTGACGCTGACAAGTCGGGACTCGTCACCGGGACTTCCGTAGAACCCCTGTAGCGACTCCTGAGAAGCTCGCGGCCAGTTGGCGTCCTTCGGCATCAGGGAGCGCAGATAGGATTGGCAAGCGGCGATGGATTTCGGTCCCCAAAAACCATCAACCTCGACGCCGATTTTGCTCTGGATCCTCTTGATGCGGTCGCGTGTCATGATCTCTTCAGGTGTGAAATAGCTGATTATCAGGGTCGGCTTGGGTGGCCTGAAGGCATCCATGATCCGCCCGCCAGCCCATTCAGCAAGCGCGAGGAACATATTCACCGGCTTGCCTTCATTGGTCATTTCTCGCGGTCGATTGTAACGTGGACGTCCCTGAGTCCATCGCCCACGCTTTTCGCCACCGTTTCAGTCAAAGCGGCAATTTTCTCATTGTGTCCGTTCGCGACCTTGATGGCCTCGACATTGACGGCGGTGTTCTCGTCGATCTTCGCATTGATGCGCTCTTCGCGTTTCGCTCCCTCGGCCAGTATGATGCGCGCTTTGCTTTCCGAGTCGAGGCGGTCTTGCACTCGGTTGGCCTGGTCGATCAGTGATTTGATGGCGAGAGTTGCGAGCGTGACGATGTGACCACCGATCAGCGTCCAGATCAAGACGCTCTCGGATGTCCCGGCTGATTCTGCGACGGATGCTACGGTCATGTTAGGGGGATGAATTGGCTGGGGTCATGGCTTTTGGAAGACTGCGCGTCCGACCTTGTAGAGCTGACCGCTTAGGAGCAGGGCATCGGCATCCGCCGCTGCGTCGTCGGCGTAGGTCGGAATGGTCGGCGCGATCCGGCCCGACATCCAAATTGACAGGGTCACGGTTCCCTCTGTGCCGGATGTGATGTCGGCCCCGCTGCGGATCTGAAGCAGCGCGACCGATGCGCTGAAAGCCGCGCTGCCCGAAAGCGACAACACCGGGACCGTCGTGCGGTTGCCGCTGTGAAGCTCCATCAGCGCGGACGGGTAGCGGGGGAATGCGGCCAATCCATTCCCGAAACCTGCCGTTCCGTGACTGAAAAACCAGCGTCCGTTGACATCGGTGGCGATTCGCAGCTCGGCGGAGCGCCCGACATGAATCCCGACCTGTCCGTCCTCTCCTAGTTTTGAGGTCGAGAAAATTTCGCGCCAGCTATTCGGTCCCAGATTCGAGTTGGTGCGGCCCAGCATCTGGAGTCCGTATTGGGAACCGTAAGGCAGCACGACGCCCAGCGGCTGGTCGGAGTAGCGGGGAAGCCTAGCAGTCGAGGATGCCGACTTGTGCATTTTCCATGCGTCGGTGATCGCAGGCGAAAGCACGCGCAAGATTGCCTCGTTTTCGATAATCTGCCCGGCCGCGGTGAGGTGCGTGTTATCCACGGTAATCCCGGCCGCCGTCATCACCGCATAGGGCGGCATGATTTTTCTCGGGTTGATCCAAAGCTGCCCCTGCGCGATGGCAAAATCCCTCATTGCGCGGTCCATCGGCAGCAGTTCGTTGCCGCTGTTGGCCGGCGGTCCTTGGCCATCGTATTGAGAGGCTGACGCGGGGTGGCGGCCAATGAGGACCCAATCCATAGGGCGGGCCGTCTGGATCATCTGATAGAGGTCGGTGGACTCCGTTCCAAGCACGCCCGTCCAATCGGAATCGGCTGCTTTCAGCGTGACAAAATCAGGCTCGATGTTTTGGAGTATCGTGTCCCAAATGGCCTGCGGGCATTGGGCTACGTTGGCCACGTCTATGCTTCCAACAGCGAACGTGTAAACGCCACACCCGCCTCTAGTCACGCTGGCATTTTCCCGGATGTCGGACAACACGAAGCCAATGATTCGGACGGTTCCTGAGATCCACTTTGCCCGCAGCCTGCGGCTTTCCGTCGTCGTGAAATCGTAGCTGAAAATCCCGCACCCGATGGCACCGCCGTTGTTGGTGCTGATCGGGCTGGCGGTAGTCGCGCCGGGCACCTCTACCCAGCCCGCTTCGTTGGTATTGGTTTCGACGGCGAATGTTCCACCTCCGCTCTCGACCTGGTAGAACACTTTCACGCGGTAGCATTCAAGCGCCGACGCTGATGTCCCGCCTCCGTATTCCACCGAATGGCCTGCCCCGCTGAGTCGCCAGAGAGTGCCGCCGATTGGGGTCCGCGTCCATTGGGAGTAATCCACGACAGCGCCGCCCGCTAGGGTTTGAGTAATGCCAAACCCCACCTCCCGCACCGGGGCAACCCTCGTCGTCAACTCGTCGGCCAATGAAGCACCGTAGCTGTCCCCGAGGACGAGTTGCTTTAGGCGAAACGGACGGGGGCCGCCTTGGAGTGACTCGGTGGCCAGCCTGGCTTTCGTGCGCGGCAGGACCGGGCCGTCCCAGACGGTCGAGCCGGTGCCGCTGCCAAGCGCAACCAGTGCGGCCGGCTCCTGAGCGTAGTCCATCGCCTGAACTGCGGTCAGCACGTTCGCCGCTGTGACGGTGGCATCGCTGCCTGCTGGCCCCCGCGCCGCCGTGTTGATCGTCGTCGTGATCGTTTTGTTGCCCATGGTTTGAGTAGTGGTGATTTCGGCCATGGTTAGGCGGGTTCAGGCTCTAGCTCAGGCTCAGGCTCTAGCTCCGGCTCCGGTTCTGGCTCAGGCTCAGGCTCAGGCTCAGGCTGGGGGATGTCGGTCACGACGAACGCGCCATCAATGATCTCAAGCACGCGGCCCTGCGCGGCGAGCTTGTCGGCCACGCTGCGGATGTCAACGCGTCCGAGGCTCCAGTATGCCAAGCCGGCGGCGTCCTCGGATAAGGATGCCGCAAAATTGAGCGCCTCGCCGGTTTCTCCGTGGCTGGAGAACTCGGCAAACCGCTGCTCAAGCGGGCGCGCGTTCAGCCACTCGTTGAGTTGCGCCGTCGGCAGGTCGAGCGCGTGACCGGTGATCCGGTTGGCGAGGACGATGGCGTTTCGCAGGTGCGCGGCGAGAGCGCCAGCATCGGAGGCGATGCGGGCGGTGACGGATTCGGTAGGGGTGAGTAGGGACATGGGATTACAGTTCGGTGATTTGCAGCCAAGAACCGGCGTATATTTTTGCGGTTCCGCCGGTTACTGCTCTAATTTGGATTTTAATAGTTCCAGCATTTGCACCGTTGGATACAATGATTGAAGGAGAGGAAAACGCCAAAGAGTCTCCGCTAAACGTGTTGAATGTTGTAGATGCCGAGCTGAACGCTGTTAAGATGTCAGTGGTAGATGTGGACGTGCTTGAGGTGAAAAGAATCGCTCGGCCAAAAACCCTTGTTGGTGATGCCGGACCAGTGATCCGATACTGTATCCCATTAGCGTCGTTTTTGTTAGTGTTTAAATGGAATGCGACTTGATAATTTTTATTTGCCGCAACCGGGAATGATAAGCCAGTAACGTCCACAAAGCCCGTAGACGCCGTGGGGAAATCTGAACTATTGGAGGATACAATCGGGATCTTCGGAACCGCCGCGTCGAAGCCCAGCGTCGTCCTCGCCGCTGCCGCCGTCGCCGCCCCGAACAGCGCCGTGCCGGTGCTGCTGTCGTCAACCCCGCCCAGCGCGATGCGGTGCGCGGAGGCTGCGCCGGTGCCGTAGGTGTAGGTGGTCGAGTCGAAAGAAATTGATGACGTGGCTTGAAATGTAACAGCAGCTTCTGCGATGATTGGGCCATCGGCTTGGATGCCGCCTGACACATTCAAGTCTCCGATGAACGCAGCGCTAGAGTATAGTTCAAAGAACACGGCGCTTCCGCTTCCATCGCGGATCACGATCCTGTTCGCCGTGGGCTCGCTGGTGGCGTCGGAAACATCCGCGCTGACAATGGCTGAGTTGATCCAAAGCGTGTTTCCCGCGTTGCGCTTGATCACCTGCTTCGCGGCAGGCGAGGAGATCGCAACATCGTGCAGTTCGTTCAGCTCGTATCCGTTCTGGATGCCAACCAGAATCCTGCCGTCAAGGTTTGCGCCGGTGCTGGCTCGCGTCACAACGCCGACGTAGACGAGATGATTCGGGGCGGAAGGTTCCGTCCGCGTGAACGCTCCTGGAGTTGTCGGAGAGA